CCGACAAGTTTGTGGCCATCAGTCACGCCAAGGACATGCTGCAGGCGATCATCCTTGGCAACAAGATTGAGATCTTGCCGACGGACGACCTCGAGGCGTTCTCGGTTGTCTTCACGGAGTACGTGCAGTCGCCGGAGTATTACGACCTGGCGCCTGAGATTCAGGACTACATTGCCCAGGTGATCAAAGACTTCACCTTCTTTGGTGTTGGCGAGCAGGAGTGGCAGCACGCCACCAACACCAAGACAGTGTCCCCGCACCAGGCGCCCAAGCAGACTGCGCCACAGATGATGCCAGTGGCAGAGCCCGCTCCCCCGCAGGAGACTCTTGCTCAGGTGCCGTTCCCGACAGAGGGCCAGAACCTGCCAGGCATGGCGAGTCCCATCTCAAGTCTTGAGGGCGGTAGCTGATGTTGGTGAACGAAGTCGCTGCAGCGTTTCGGGTTTACATGGACGAGCCCGACAAGACGTTTGTGAACGACGCCCAGGTTGAGCTCTGGCTGGCGCGGGCATATGACGACTTCCGCGCAATCGTCACCGAGATAGACCCCTTTGTGTACTCGCGCAGCCAGGTGTACTCGATCGCCAGCGCGAGGACGCTGGACCTGAGCACCTCGGTGCCTGCGATTCTTGGGGCCGCAGCAACCAACAGGCTCTACCAACTCATTAATATCTACCAGATCGAGAGCGCTGCGCTTCCTGACAACGTCCTCGGCACACTTGAGCCGTCGGTATCGGCGAGCAGCACATATAGCGGCAGGGCCAGCTACACGCTGCGAGGCGCCGAGTTGTTGTTCCCGGCTGAGGTCACGATGAGCATCAGGATCGACTACATCCCTGAGCCAGCTGTGACGTGGGCGGGCCTGGGCGCGGTGTACATCGACGACCTGACGCGCTTTCATGACATCATCGCGATGCTGGCGTGTTTGCAGTACGCCATTGTTGACGCTGCTGCGAACCCTGAGCTGAAGACGCAGTTGTCCAGGCGGGTAGAGCAGTTGCGCGCATATCTTGAGTCTCGCTCCGGCGGTGTCACGGAAAGCGTCGTTGACGTGAGGTGGATGTGAGATGGCTGTCCGGTATGACGAAGTTGAGATCCTCCGAGGGGGCATCAAATACGACCGTCCGTCCAAGGGTAGCTTCGCGCTAAACATGCTTCGGCGCCACGGCGCATGGGAGGTGCGCAAGGGGTTTGGTCAGCTCACGCAGTTCGACAGCCTCATGACGCACAACATCCCCGGAGTGGTGGCAGAGTCCGGGTACACCAAGCACTTGGGTAGCTACCTGCTGCTCACGGACTTTGGGCACGAGCAGATCATCAGCGTGTTCAAGTCCCGCGCATACACGTCTGAAGTGGCGAACGAGCGCGCCCAGATCGCCAACATCTACGTGGTCAGCATCTATGACGTGACGACGAGGGAACGCTGGGAAGAGCCGCTATACAGGCACACGTCTGAGTCTGGCGTCCGTCGCAACGATGTCGAACTGCGCCACGGCCAGTACGAGACCAACTTCGACAAGGACTACCAGGGCTGGCTTGTGGCGACGAGCGAGGAGACGTTCTCGTTTACGGAGGTGCGGGACACTGTGTTCTTCGGCTCATCTGCCACCGAGCTCTACGCATACACGCCGTCCACGTTCAGGGGGAATCGCCGACGCTTTGTTGCCGGTGCGCACATGCAGAAGTGGGCGCCTCCGTATTGCGAGTCCTCGATGATATGGCGGGTGACGCCTTCTCGAGGGCCGGACATTGGCGTGTACGCATACCTCACGGCCGCTGGCGTTCCTTCGCCCCAGGCGCTCACGTCGTGGGGTGGCAGGCTCGTCATCGCTGGCAACGACCGAGAGGTCTTCTTTTCGCAGCCTGACGACCCGACTGCGTTCATTGACTTCGACTTCATTGTGGTCCCAACCGAGCGCACCATCACCGCGTTGGCCCCGATGGGGCAGAGCATCTACATCTTCACGGACACCGAGACGTTCCTCTATCAGCCCGCGTCTAGGAGCGGAGACCCTGTCGCGAATGGCGGCATGGAGCCCGTGATGGTGTCTGAGTCTATTGGGTGTGTTTCCCAGTCTTGCGTGACGAAGACGGACAACGCCGTCATATGGCTCAGTCAGCACGGCGTGCACCTGTCCGGGAACCCGATGGAGGTGCAGACGGTCTCTGGCCCGATCGCCCCGCTGTTCACGGACTTCATCACAGACCCGATGACGACCTTCTTTCCGGCAGTGACGGCGGAGACCGGGGCGATCAACACCCGCGTCCCGCAGCGCAACAGCGTCATAACGCTCAATACGGTGGGCGCCTCAGTGGCCTATAGCGAGCACATCGAGAGCGTTCTGGTGACATTGCCGGAGGAGAACGTCACCCTCTGCTTCACTGGCGGGGAGTGGTCCCTTTGGAGTTATGAGTCCAACACGGCAGAGCATGGGCTGTCTGATGTCGGCGCTGTGAGGAATATTACGCTCCCGTGGCCAGTGGCTCGCGGGGAGAGCTTGTTCTTGGTCGGGTCGGTAGAAACCAAAGTGGTGGTTGACCAGGCGCGGTACGGCGGAGTCACAAACGTAGACGACGACACAGTGTCTCGCTCGGCATACATCCTGGAGTATGGCCGAGGGGGCGCCATCGACCGCAGCATCGATGACGAGGACTATCGGACCATCGCTGGCAAATACATAAGCCACCGGGCGGCGACACATGCCCTTGGCAACATGCTGATCCTGGGTGAGTGGATACCTGTCGAGCAGCAGTACAAGTTCACGGGCACTGCGACCGGGGCCACGGCGCCAAACGGCGAGTCTGCGCCCGGAGCGCCATCTCGCACGGTGCTTATCCCGGTGTATCTCGTGCCTGGTGTTATGCCAGCGACGACGTACTACATGACGCGTGTGCGCGTGCGCTTCTTTTTTGACTTTACCAAGTGGCGCCCCATCTTTGATGACGACACGACGAGCACCGACATAGACCTCATCTTCCCGCCCGAGCGCCTTGGATCGGCTGCGGGGTGGGTGAAGAGGAAGTGTGAGGATGGCGCCGGGAACGCGGTGCGGAACGGCTTGGAGATCAACCTGGACTGGCAGGGTACGGGTGTTGGGCACACGTTTGACCCGTACATGAACCTGCTGCCGTCCAAGCAGAATCTGCTCTGCTACATCCCTATGCGGACCATTGCCGACGCGGACGTGTCTGGCATGGGGATTATGCAGGCGAACACAGCCCCTGCTGGCTATGTGACGGACTGGGTGACGACAACATCTGTCACTGCCGGTGACGTGGATGGCGATGCGCTGGTATGGAGAGAGTGGCGCTTTGCCAGCGTCAACAAAGAGGATAATGTCGCGCAGCCTGTGGATTGGGCGTACATGTCCGAGGACGTGGGGCTGCCAGAGGACGCGCGGGTAAAGGGGCGCGGCATGTGCATCAGGCTCCTGAGTCATGACGTTGGGACGGACCATGCAGGGAACCAGAACTGGTCCCAGAGCATCTTCAACACAATGATGGCCGCAGACATGAAGACCTGGTCGGCTCAGGTTGTGGACTACATTGGCGGCGTTGCAACCTTCACCAAACCCGTGAGCATTAAGACCAACCTGTACCCAAGTGTGAACGCGGAGTTCACGGTCAGAGACCGTGTGTTGGATGGCACGTCCACGCTTCGGCGCCCAGACTTCGGTGCGTCAATCATCTATGGGACGGAGACGACCACCACCTACGAGGCCAACACCTACCTGATTGGCGACGAGCAGGTTGATGAGATCGTCACGTCTGAGTCCGTTAAGGGCAACAGTGTTGCCGCAATGATCTTCGGCTTCATGCGCAACCCTGCAGAGCGCCTCAAGTTCGAGAGCGTGAAGTTCCTCTACAGGATTGTCGGCGCGGCACGTCGAAGGCGGGGCAGATGAGCCTTGACGAGCTCCTTATCAGGCGCAGGCATGAGCGCCGTGGCGCAGAGGCTGAGGTTAAGGCCGAGAACTACAACCTCATCGTGCGCAGGAGCGTCAGCGATGTCGTCGAGGCGATAGGGCTAACCCTCCCAGGCTCACCGCTAGACGAGAGGCTGACGAGGAACAATGTGGCGCTCATGGCGCCTGGCAGCTGGGGCGGCAAGGTTCTCGAGAAGGAGAACTCAGAGCTCCACGCGATATCTCCTGGCACCTTCATGCGTAGGCGACTGGTGGTGGGTGCAGACGCTGTCATAGACGGCGTGTCTGTGTTTACGGTAGACGGCACAGACTGTGTGAATGTGAAGGCTGGCGCTTCGGTGCTGTTTCGCGGTTGCACATTTCAGAGAGACCTGGACAGCGACACGTCCATGGTGACGATTGACGCTGCCGCCAAGGTTGTGTTCCTCGGGTGCGTATTCCGTGGCAGCGGGACGACGGTCGCTCCGATGGTGCAGCACGCTGGTCCAGCGGCAAACGTGCAGATAGCGTTCTGCTACAACAAGACCGGGAACACGTTGTTTACCGCTGGCACTGCAACCGGAACGGGGAATATCTAATGGCGTGGCGAAGACACACCCGCAGCCTGACGCATGAGGTCTTCTACGATGGAACGACGATCGATGGTTCGCGCCTTGAGAAAGCGCTTGGTGAAGTCACCGATGGCATCAACAACGTCAAAAAGGGCAACACAAAGCAGCGCTTCGTCGCCACGCAGTATCACGCTGGCTTTAATCCGGCCGACCGGAGTTCAACAAATTACTCCAGGTGGCCGTGGCTACAGGTAAAGAACGACGACATCCAAGGCGCTTCGCCCGAGAGCGCGCCGTTCAACATCATGAGATTCAAGGGCACCGCGATACCGGGCCTGGAGAACTTCAACTCTGCTATTGGCGGGGATCAGTACGCGTGGACGCGCATGTTCCACTTTAGCCGACCGGCCATCCTTTATGGCGTAAGTGTG